ACTTTAATCTGTCTCGCGAAATCGGGACAATCTGTGAGATTTAAGTAAAGTTTCTGTTCTTTTACATTACTTAGGTTTACTTGTCCTGTTGGGTAACATTCTTCTGGTTGTAAAGCAAAACTATAGGAATAGAATCTCCTGATGAGTTGTGTTTTGGAATGATGTATAGCCGCTTGTACCGCCTTGAGAAAGATTACATTACCTGTATCCTGTGTAATTATATCCTCACCATCAAATGAAAGTGTGAGGTAGTTTAGATTTTCGTAAAGTATACGCTTATTGTTTGCAGTTATAGATGTATTGTCATAGTCAAATGGTGTCACAAAATTACCCTGATAGTTACTATTTGCTATGGTGGGGTTCGAATTATACGATCCAGCATTTACATTACTACCTTGGCGCTGAATTACAAAGTAAAGTTCTTTGACAGGGTTTATTAAATCGAGATTAAACGTCGCCTCGTTAACACCAGCTCCAACATCATAAACGTTTTGTTGTATCTGTGTAATCACATAGTCCTTTTTCATCTTTTCCATTTTACGTTTTTCAGAATTATCCAAAAATACAATCTCACTACATAGTTTAAAATCTTTTACATGTAATGTTGATGTCAATGTTTGATAATCACCACTCGTTGATACAATCATATCCTGTGCCTCCCTAAGCTTAAACTCAATTTCTACTTCTTGTTTTTTGATAGCACACAAGGGTATGGCAAGTTCTGGGTGATTGTAGAAATAAAAAGGTAAGTCAACGAAGAAATTCTCATCCGACGAAGCCCCTAATGTGCCATGTATAATGATACCTGTATTACCAGACCCACCTGTGATTACTTCACTAACTCTCTTGTCATTTGTTCTAAGTGGGTATTTACCGATAAGTTGCTCGAGTGCTTTCTGTTTCGTTTGGGTAACGAAATGTTCTGAATAAATCTGAAGATAATCACTGTGGACTCTCTGAATTATGGTGCCACCTATGATGAGATCTACATACTCAATTATTGCATGGCCGGCAGATTCTATGTATACAGGATTACCTGGAATCTCCGGGAGTGTAAACTTCACACTCAATGTTTTTAACAGATCACCCTGATTTTGAGGAATCTTAAATCGTACCCTTTTTCCAAAATCGGCTACATTTTCTGGATCTATGTCGTTGTACTGTGTCGAAAAGTTTGAATGTTTCTTAAAAGCTTCTATGAAATGGCTGTAGTCTGGGTTTCTCGTGAAATACCTATCTTGAGACCCAGATGCCATAAGCTGAAGTTGACCAGCCATTACTAATATAACTACCTAAAATTTTAAACCAGCTAAACCACTTTCAAATCTCAAAATGTTGTAATTAATTGCGTACACACGCGTATGGTTAAAGTCTGTATCATTCGCTGGTGTAATTTCAAGTGTAAGGAGTTTATGAGATATACGACTCATATTAACTTGACCCGTTGGGTAATACACCTCAGGTTTTAAAGCAAATGAGTACATTCCAAACTTGGAGAGTGTCGATGCTTGTGGAGAGTTTATGTGGTGTTTGAAAGATTGTTCGTATGTGAGAAATAAATCATTTTGATTAAAAACAACTTCATTGTTAAATCGAAGTTCTGCATTTTTAATGACATTGTAATAATTAGATCTATTTAGACGAACTGCTGCATCAGATTGTGAAACAAAGAACAATTCTTTTACAGGATGTGAAAAATTAAGTAATACAGACTTCTTGTTTTCACCAGGTTCCATTTTAAATTTTGCAAGTTGAAGCTGTGTAATCACATAGTCAATTGGTCTAGATTTCAGAAACCCTTTCTCTTCGTCAGTTAAGTACACAAACTCTGTATCTAGGGAAAACTTATTAATTGATGCACTGATACTAGCTGGTGCACCATTGTGAACTAATTCACTCAAGGGCTTTAGTTTAATCCTAACTTCTACAATCTGTTTTGTGAGGGCACACGTTGGTATAGAAAGACTGGGATTTCTATAAAAGTAGAATGGGATATCCATAAAGTATGGATATTCACCTGTGTACGACAGTAAATTACCATGCCCGTTTAAGAAATAGAGGGTTTGTTCTATGTCGTCATTTGTATTATGAAGTTGTTGATACATGTAAATGTATTCGCCTGTGATCTTTTCAATTGTTTGACCCCCTATAACAAGCTCAGCATAATCAATCATGTGACTTATGATGGATCGAGACCACACGTTTACAGTTGGATTCAGATCAGAGAGTGTAACCTTAAGGGTAAAGTTTTTAATAAGATCACCCTTGTCGTTCGGTATTCTACATGTGAGTAGATTATCGAAATCTATCTTTCCATTAAATTGACTTTCCACATAATCGAATGAAAATTTAGTATGTCTCTTGAAATTCATCAGGAAATATGAAAACTGTGGTGTACCAGTGAGCCATTGATCTTGGACTCCCTTACTAGCAAGTCTTAATCGACCAGCCATTCCTACTGTATATGAGTAAAATTTTGCTAAATAAAACGAGACACTATAATAGAATGAATCTTCAATTGAAGAAATTCAAACCCGAAAATATAGCAGATGATAGGGTTTGTGTTTTTATAGGCAAGCGTAATACAGGTAAATCAACTCTTGTTAAAGATATCATGTACCATAAGAAACATCTCCCAGCGGGGATAGTTCTTTCTGGAACAGAAGAGGGGAATCACTTTTATTCCGAGTTTATTCCCGATCTATGCGTATACGGTGACTACGACAGAGACGCGATGGAAAGGGTGATGACTAGACAGAGAAAACTGGTTGGTGAAGGTAAAAAAGATTGTGGGGCTTTCATGCTACTGGATGATTGTATGTATGACCCTAAATTTTTAAAGGATACATGTGTTCGACAATGTTTTATGAATGGGAGACACTGGAAGATATTCTTCATGTTGACAATGCAATACGTGATGGATCTTCCACCAGCTCTACGAGCAAATGTTGATTATGTTTTCATTCTTCGTGAAAATATTATCCAGAATAGAGAAAAATTATACAAATCATTTTTTGGAATCTTCCCCAGTTTTGACATGTTTTGTAAGGTGATGGATGCATGCACCGAGAATTATGAATGTTTGGTACTGGATAATACAGTGAAATCAAATAAAATACAAGACTGTGTGTTCTGGTACAAAGCCACTGTTCGGAAAAATTTTAGGGTCGGTAGTCCTCAATTATGGCAAATGCATAAAAAAATGTATAACCCCAAACATGTTAGTCAGACAGACAGGGAGAATGACGCCAAAAAGGCTACGAAAAAAACCAGACTTACGATTACCAAGAAAAAATAGACTGCGTCACTTAACACGTCAAGAAAAAATGGGGATATATTAACATGGCTTCCGATCAAGTACCCACAATGAATCTCTTTGATGACGGTGAAGGTATGGTACCATTACAATTGGATAAACCTTCCACAGCGTTTAAACAACCCGAAAAAAATATGAGTACATATAAAGATACGATGGACTCTACACCTATTAATGACATTATGATGGAACCCCCTTCGATGACCGAGGATCCCAGGGTACAAGGTGTCATGCCTCAAATGGTTGCCGCTCAACCCCAAGCTGCCTTCAGCGCCCCTCCCCAAACTAGAGCGAAAGAATCCGCTCCGGAAAGCAAAAACCCCTTGAATCTTACTGACGATCAACTTACTGCTCTCGTAGTAGCCGCATGCACCGCAATTGCTGTCAGTAAACCCGTTCAAGATAGGCTTGCGACCTCTATCCCCAAGTTCCTTAACGAACAAGGGGGTAGAAGTATGATTGGTTTGGCTACCACAGGTGGTATTGCCGCGATCATTTTTTTCTTAACGAAAAATTATATTATTAAGGCTTAACCTTGTACCATGTTGTTGTAGATCGAATTGTCTACACCACTGAAGTACGTAATTAAAGCACCACCGACGAAAGCACCGGCGAGAACGCCACTCAACTCCAAATGCTTCTTTCTATCACTCTTATGAAAATTCTTGACTGTACCCTTAGAACGCTTCCACATTTCATTCACACCGAATGTGATGATGAGAGCGAGGACGGTAGCCATGGCAAAGAAAGAGCGATCGACTGCGAGACGGGGGAAATCACCGACGATGGCACGAGCGGCGTTGGGAATAACAACAGTCAAGAAAACGAGGTTGAGGTAGTAGTTATCGGAGTGTTTGGGAACTTGTGTCACAGCAAAGAACACAATCCATGAAAGTAAAGCCGCTAAGAGATCATTAACGGGTGTTTGCATTTATCATATGAGGAGATAATTATTTATCCTGAATATACTGACCACAAAATTTGGTCTTATCCGCTAATCTGGTATATACCCCAATCGATTCACATATTCCTCTCAACTCTGTAAATTGTTCCCAAAAGTTTTTGGAGTGATCCCATTCAGGTACTGTACTATGTGTGAGTTCATGGATAAGTACATGCATAATTTCATTCGCATCCCCATCTAGACAAAGGGTTATGTCAGCACCCTTATTAACGTTGTACCCAACAGTTCCGGTCATTTTTTTCAAACCAGTGATGGGAATAGGAGTTACTAATACGGCAAACTTTTTGTTGTTTGTTTTTTTCAAATGTTCCCTGAGAGTACGGTATCGCTCCTTGACCTCTAGGAGTTCCTTGGGTTCACGTGTGTTGAGTAGAATCAATATGTTAATTAAAAATAATACAAGGAAAGATATCATCTATTATATACAAAGATAAATTTACTATACAACTCTGAGATTGGATTCCCCCCCAAACCTTCCCAAAGTTGTAATCTAAAACCAAGATCTTCTAAGTGGGTCACCAACAGGTCTTTGTACGCGACTGGTTCAGATTTTGGTCCATCTGCGTAATAAGGTGTATCTATGAGATTTACAAATAACTTTTCACCAAACCCACCATTTCCATGGTCTTTGAGTTTGAAGAAGTTTCCTGTATCATCCTGAAGTGGTGTTTTGAATATAATCTTTTCCGAATCCGGAATAATACCAATAAGGTATCCACCCGGTTTTATGCGTTTTTTAATCTCATTAATCGAACTGAAGAACTGCTCTCTCGTTTTAAAAATATAATGCAGTGAAAAATTAAAACACATGACATCAAATCTTCGTTTAGGGCAGTTATGAATATCACCATCGTAAAAGTTTACCCTCAAGTGCATGTTTTTTGCACGGGATTTAGCTTCTATGAGAGCAGTTGGTTCGGGATCACACATGTTTATATTTACACCACACTTGTGCCATTTCTGTAAATCACCACCAAAACCACAACCCACATCCAAAATATGTTGCCCCGTTTGGCATATACTCTGTATGAGTTCACGTTTTGCCTCATTATGATTCTTACGAATCTCTTCCATTCTCAGTTTATAGATGTATTCTTTAATCTTATATCTATTACTTAGGGCTTAAAGTTTAAAGTTGTATGAAATGTATAATGTCTCTCGAAACTGACTATACCACCGTTCCCGGGCAAGTCTTTGCGTGTATCTCTATTATTGGACCCGAGTGTCCTCAGAAAAGCGATAAATTCGGTATTAAGCTCCGTGGCGCTTTCGGTACCCGCGACGAAGCTGCCAATCACGCCAAGCGTCTTCAGAAGGAAGATCCCACCTTTGATATCTATGTTGTGGAGCAATACAAGTGGCTGTTGATCCCCCCTGACTCGAGTAAGATTGAGGACGTGCACTACACGAATGAGAAGCTCGAAGAAATCATGACTGGTTACAAGGATAATCAATCACAGGCTACTCGCATGTTTAACGAACGTAAGCAAGGTATGATGGAGGATAAGGTTCGTTATACACCCGGTGATGAGAACTCACAGTTTTACACTAAACCTGATGAGGCTCCAATTCCTCACCCCGCTGAGGTTCTCGAGCGTCTCAAGAAGGAGAAGCCTGATACACCCATGGAGGATCTTGTTTCAGAAGCCGATTCGATTGTTGCTAAGGAGATTGAGGCTCGTAAGGCGAAACGTTTGGAGGAAGATGCGAAGTCGGTCGCTGACTCTACCATCGGTAAAATCGAAGAGAGTCCAGAAGATGGTGAACCAGAGGTTTCTTCTGAGTAAATAATTTTCATACCTAATAATAACATGATAACTACATTCGTGACTGTCGTTATT